AGGTAAAACACTTGAAGCTAAAATAGCTGTTTCAAATTTATTTTCTTTTGCTTTTTTTAGTAAGTTAGCAGCTATACCTTTGTTTTCTGTTGCCTCCACTACATTTAATCCAGATAACCCTCCACCTCTTGATACAATATCTTTACCAAATTTATCTACACCTATAACTGTATCTTCAGGCATGTTTGCTTTATTTAAAAAACTTGTACCTAAATTTCCTTTAGGCATAGGTGGTGCAGATGAAGCTCCCATACCAATACTTGAAAATGCTGGGTTTTGAAATGATGCAGGACCAATGCCTGATGCTCCTAATGCATAAGAACCACCACCAATTAAGGCAGCATCTCTTAATGCTCGTTTTGTAGATTTTCCTCTAAGTTTTTGTACACCAAATGTGGCTAATGCTAATGTAAATGGATCCATAGTCTATATTCCTAATAATAGCATATAATACCATTTTACTTAGGTGATATCAACTCATCGTAAAACTTGCCTTGATACTGATGCTCTCCAACATGAACTATAGCATCATTTACAAAAGCGTAACATTTGCCACCAAGATCTCTCCAAAGTTTACAAAAAGCAAAATCTTCACCGTTATATGTTTTTTCTTTAGGGTCGTGTAACGTATCAAAAAAATTCCACATATTAGGTTTATTTACATACTTGCCGTTGATAACTGTTTTTTGAACAATTTCTTTATCTGGATATTTTTCTATCATCTTTTCAATAACTTCTCTTTTAATTAACATGCACCCTGTAGGAGAGTCTGTTACTTCCATTATACCTTTATCTAATTTTATATCATTAGGATTAGGAACTTTCATCGGATAAGTGTGTAAAGCTTTTCTAATATCATCTGGTGTTTTTATTTTACCCTCTTGCATTTTTCTAAAAGCTTTGTCCCACATTAAAGTTTTCAATGGATAGGGCACAGATATAATATGTTTATCTGCCTTAAGCATGGTAAATATAGACTTACCTTGAAAATATATATCTGAATCAATAAATAATAAATGAGTAGCTTTAGATTCAAGAAAACCAGCAACAGACAAATTTCTTCCTTGTGTTACTAAAGATGATTTGACTAAATGAAAAGATACTTTTAATTTTTTATAAAAACATTCTTTTTGAAATTCTATTAAGGCTTGAGTGAAATGAATTGAAACATCACTGTGAACAGGTGTTGCAACAAAAACTTCAAAATTTTTAAATTCGTCCTGTTGTTCTTTCCATAAAGGCTCAATTGCTTTTTCATAATCTGATTGTGTTTCTATACTAACTTCTTGTAAAGTTTGGTATGTATCTTCGTTTATATATTTATTGTTTGACACGTAAGGCTCCTTTCAAAAAGTTTTCCCATTCCATACCTTTTTTATCCCAACTATAAAAATTTTTATAGTATTTTTGTTGTTCATCTAAATGGTTTTGTATTGTATCTGTATGGAGATAATTAGCACAAATATCTATTGCTCCTGCAAAACTACTTGCTAGAAGTTCTAAATTTTTTGTATAAGTAATATACACAGGCCATTCTGCACAAGTCTCTGGCAGTGCTCCAAAATTTGTTGTTATTACATGAAGGCCTGCTGCTAAAGCTTCTAGTGCTGATGCACAAAATGTTTCTTCAAAAATAGATGGGTACACAAAAAGATCATAATCAGACATGTGTTCTAAAATATACTCATGAGGTTTGTATCCAATATAGTTGACATTCGGTAATTTCTTAGCTTGTTCAAATAAAGCTTCTGTATCTTTATTTGCATTTGAAGCAAATTCACTACCATATATTTCATTAGAACTGTAAACATCTAAAGTTACATTTGGGTTTTTAATAAGTTGCATGGCCAACATTAAGACGTTTAACCCTCTCCATGGAGTGCAGTGATGAATTATTCTTATTGGGTCTCCTTGTTTGTATATTTTTCTTTTTGGAAAATTACTTGCTCCATTTTTAATGATTACTGATTTGTCTTCTGGTATTTGAAAAAAATATCTAAATTTTTCAAAAGTCCAATGTGAATTAAAAACATACCAATCATACTCATGATGCCTGTCTTTATTTCTAAAAAAATTTTGTAAGTTAGGTTGATCCCAAGAATTTTTTTGCCACAATATATTTATTTTATTTGGATCAAGTGGGACTTTACCTGGTATTGATGTACATATTTGAAATTTATTTAACAAATCTTTAGATACATACTTTTCTAAAAACTCGTGTTGTATTTCTGTTGCACCTCTAGGTTCCATTATTTTTTAGTTAACGCTCCCATTTCACCAATTCTCGTAACTTTAATTTCAAGGTCTTGCCTAAAATCATCCACAGTAGTGTCAGTATTGGGATCAGCAACATCAGCATCAAAATCAGCTTTACTAGCATATACTTTTCCCGTTCTTTTATGTTTTATAATTTCAGTTGCTACAGCAGGGATTTTAGGTAAATCACTCATTTAGTTCTCCTATTATTTTTGTCTTCGCCCCTGTCTATTATATTTTTTATTATTTTGCAATTTCTTTTTTTTATTAGGAGTTTTACAATGTCTTCGAGGCCTTTTCCTAGGCTTATCTCTTTCAACAAAATCTTTAAATTTTCTAGCCATTTTCCTGTGATCTATCTATTTGAGCATAACTGATAGCACCTTGGATTGTGTTACTTCCTGTTGCTGCTTGCACTGTTATTGCATCTCCTGCTTCTAGATTCAAACCTTGTGGAGTGGCGTTTATCTGTGATTTTGCAGCCACATCATCTCTAAAAAATTCATACTCTGCACCAGAGTCAGATGAATCAACTAAATTCATATTAACTAAAATAGCTGATGAAGCATCAGTATTACTACAATAAACACTTTTAACAATTACTGTTGCATCACTAGGGCAAGTGAATACTGTAGTCTTGCCTGTACCTGCTTGTTTAAAACCTTGATTTTTATATTTTATAGTCATGATAAAAAGTAATTAAAAGCATCCTGTTCATTTTTAAGTTCTTGTTGATAAGAAGTGTTTAACTTATCTTGCATCGTTCGTAAAGACTGAGTCACTTGTCTTTGGTTTTCTTCAGTATATACAGATGTGGGCTCTGGTATTACTATATCTACTCTAGCCATTATCTCATACCATCTGGTTGAACATCTACTCTAAAAGTACCATATCTCCAATTTTGATCAGTAGAAGTATTTGCAATTTTAATACTTGCAAATCTAGACCTAGCCCTGGTGTCTACCTTTTGTGTAGATCCGGTAACCGTGAATGGTCCAAGTGGAGAAGATGCTTCCGTATCACTAGGAAAATCTCTTAACAAGATAGTTACTTGAGCGTTACCTTGTATAAGTTTAAAATCTGGAATAAATCTTCTCATACTCATAAATCTTTGCCCCTCACCATCTACTGATAAACTAAAATCTCCCGATTCAATAAAAGCTTCAATGGCTGTTTTATTACCAGATGTATCAACTTGGTCTGTACCTGTTTCATGACCATAGTAAAGTGTTCCTCCATTAATATTAGTAACCCCTTGGACAAGTGGAAAAGTTGGAGTTGTAGTTGAATTAAATTCAGTTGCATATGGGACATCATAAAGATTTGCATCTACCCAAGTAGTTCTAGCTAAAGATCCAGTTGTCCAAGTTCCACTTTGATAATTATAAGTTACACATCTATCATTAAAATCTGATCCTGCTTTAGGGTAGAACCAAGTTAATTCCTCATATAAATGGTTTAAACCAACATATATTGATTCACCGTTTTGATAGTTAACTCCAAGGTTATCGCCTTTACTTGTAAAAACAAAGTCTTCAACTTGGCACGGTAAGGATTTAACTGTACCATCAAAAACAAAGAATCCACCAGATTCACCCATCCAATAAACTGCTCCATTAACATATTTTATAGAATGTTGACCTATAGCACCACAATTAGAACCAACTTGTCTAATAGAAAAAGTAAACGGTGGACCAACAAATTGAATTACGTAAGCTGAATTATCTGTTAAAACAAGGGTATAGTCTTTACCTTTTACGGCTCCTACTATTTTTGTTCCTGCATCTATTCTAAATGTACCTGCAGTATTTATTGATGTTGGTATGTAATCACTAATATCTTCTTGATCTGAAAATCTTATAAACATTTTATCTTGTGTGCCACCGCTACCAATTGTTGTCTCTGTACCTAACATTAACAAATGTCTATCTCTATCTGATACTAAAGACATAACTGATCTTTCTGGTGCACCACTTACCACTGTTGCTCTAGTAGTTAAAGCGTTAGGATTAGAATTTATTGGGTTCCACTCAAAGGTTTTGCCATTTTTAATTGTAGCAATTAATTTTTCTCCAAAATTATCTAATGACCAAGAGGCAGGATCAATTGTTAACGTAGAAGACAAGGAAGCTACTCCCCATCCAGTATAGTATTCAACACCAGATCCAGATGCATGAGCTGATCTAGTACCTGCAGTCGCTCTAGTAATTCCTGTAAGATCATTTGTAGATATACCGGTATAAGAAATAAACTCTGCTCCAACTTTTACTGTGCCAGAAGTTGGAAATCCTGTTGTTGACGCAAGTGTAATAGAGGTTCCCGATCCACCCGTACCTGCAGTATCATCTAATAATGCTCCGTTCAAGGTTCCAAATACTTGTTGTCCTCCTCCCCATAATCCTGTTCCCCAACCAAAACCATAAGTAAAGCCTAAAGCACCTGCACTTACATAGGGGTTAATTGTTGCAGAGCCACTTCCGTTGACCGTGGTTCCTGCTGCACTCGCCATTGTTATAGTAAACTCATCACTGTTTGGGACAGTAACAACTTGAAAAGTATTTGTCGTAAAATCTGATGCAGTGTATCCCCCACCTGTTGGAGGAGTCACAGAAGTAAATGTAAATAAGTCACCTGGTTGTAAAGTATGTGCAGCTTTGTTGACAGTAACTGTTGCTGACGTATTAACTGTATCAAAAGTACAACCTGTTATAGCAGTTTCTAATGGAGTTATATCGTAGAAAGCACCCTCATAATAAATAATTAAAACTTTATTTGTGCCTATAGCAGCATATCTTCTACCATCTAAATCAGCCCATACAAACTGTTCTCTTGCTGCCCCTACTAAAGAAGAGTTTACAATCTGTTCCCATCCACCTATTTTTTCTGGTAGACCATATCTAAATCTAACAAAATCACCATCAGTCCATTGACCTTGTGCTCCTGTTTCAGTTACTTGTTTGTTAAATCCTGGTGCTATTTGTATTTTTGTTAAAGGCATGCTCCCATTATACTACATACCTTTTACCTTATAAAGACTTACTTACCTTCAATTTTAGTAGTTTCGTAAGTTGTAAGGTTTTTTGTTTCTTCGTCAAAGTTTTTATGTAGTTCTGCAGCTAGATTTACTAAGTTATTAGTAAAATGTCTTAAACTTGCAGCACTTAAAAAAAGACCTTTTTTGTTTTTTATAATCTCTCTTTCTTCTTCAGAAAACTCTAAAAAACAAGAGCCATCTTTTTTAGATTGTATAAATTTCATTGTTTATCTCCAAGTTTGTTTCTCTTATCATACTTATAATCTTTAAATTGTCCATTAGCATCTACGTAATGTAAAAAACATTGTGCATGCCAATCTCCTAAAAATTTATTTCTCCAATGAAGTAAATCGCATCCTAAATAAATAGCTGCGTCTCCTGGCTCTAAGTCGACAGCTTGACCATCCATATAAATTGGCCAACTTGTTCCATCTGACCCTAAACAAATTGTTACTGATATTTCACAAGAAGGTCTGTCCTTATGTTTTTTTAAGTCTGAAAATTTAGTGTACATCCTAAAAAAAGAATATGTAGAAAAAAGACTTAAACCTGTCAACTCTTCCATTTTTTTTCTTTTGTTTTCAAGTAAAATTTCAAATATAAGTTCAGATGAACCTTTAGTATCATAAACACTAGATTGTTGCATATCTACTCCATACTGAAATTGGTTATGTTTATGATAGTATTCTACATAATCACATAATAATTTTGTTTCTTCTGGTGATAGAAAATTTTTAATTTTTTTATATTTGAATTCTTTTATACTGCCCAACATACAACTGAATACCTTACTCCTTTAGTTACTGGAACAACTCTATGGGGAAACATAAAATTAGAGGGCCAAACTACCATACTATTCTCGGAGGGTTTTATTCTTAGCGTTTTACCGTTTTTTGGAAAATTAAATTCAAGTTCACCACCTTCATAATCTTCATTTACAAAAAAGATGGCACTTAAAGATCTATTTATAGCACTACAAGAATCATGATGCCAAGTATAATGACCACCTGGACTATATTTTAATATATCAGGTGCAGAAATATTTTCTATTGTTTCTAATGATAAGTTATTTGATTTTAGATATCTATTAAAACTATTTGAAAAAAGTCTATGAAAAAGATTTGAATAGTGTTGCACAGTTTTTGAGGGGTCTTCTGTGGTTAAATGTACTGACTCTACATTTCTTATTTCATTATTTTGTTCAATTTTATTTTTTACAAATATTGGTGTAGGTTTGTAATCAAAAGTTTTCCAAACCTCAAACATGTTTTTAAGCTTATCTATTTCAAGAAGATTATTGTAAACAGATATATAACTAATTTCACTAGACTCTACTTCCATGATTTTTTACTCCAAATCAATTCTTTGTAATTATGTAGAAATTTTCTAACCATTTTAAGTCTTGCCCATCTTTCATCTTGTTTTTGAAAACCTATTTCCATTTTCCAATTATCTCTTTTAAAAGGTATAACTTGAGCATAAGGTGTACCTGCTTTTAAAATTGTTTTTAAGTTAGGGTATTTATCACCATTTATAATTATAGGAAAATTAATGTAACTATCATAATTATCAGTATCAACAATTCCACTTATAATACTAAATCTATCATCTTCATTGTTTAAAGGAGAAGTAAATAAACAAGAATATCCAGGAGGAGTTTTAATAATCCATGGATTTAAAATTTTGTAAAAAGGAAGATTCATATTTTTTTTAACAAAAGGACAACCTCCTTCTTTTCCTCCTAGTTGATTTATGTCGTGTGTTTCTTGGTGTAAATTTACATTTAAATTTTCCTGTACCCCTAAAGTTGCTAATTCTTCAAATGAGTTTTTAAAAAATGAATCTTTTTGGTTTATCTTATTATTATCAAAATTATGTTCAATAATCATATCTCCTGGCATTGAGAGTACATACCCAGTAGTTAAGGTGTCTAAAAAAGGAATACATCCTTTTACTGTTCTTGATTCTATCGTGTGTTCTAATTTTTTATACCAATTTGGTATGTTTAATTTAATGGGTTTAGGGTGGTCTAATTTGAGATCTACATATTTTTTAGGCGCAAGAAACTTAATGATTTTTTGGCTCATTAAATTTTTATATACTCTTTAAGATAATTGTAAAGGACTTATAAATGTAATTGATTTATCATTTAACCATTTAAAAAATTGGTTATTTGCAGGGTAATCAGTAACAGATGAAGTGTCAATTGCGTCTATGTTATTAAGCGTATCTTGAACTTCCGTTTGTTTCCAAGTCGCATCAGATTCTTTATAAGTATTTAATACTTCTTTAAAACTCTCAATTCTTTTTGCTAACATTGAAGGATCACTATCATCTGCTCCTGGAATTGTTGGATCTAAAGGTGCAGAAGTTGAGTAGTTAATTGTATCTCCATCATAAGACGTAGCAATTTTTGTTTCCCATTTTATATTATTAAAGTCATCATCACTTATGTCTATAACATGATAATCACTAATTATTATTTCATTTTGGAAAGCTGCCCAATCACTATCAGTACATATTCTATAGAGACCTGCGTTTTTATTAAATATTGCTTTTGACATTTTTATATCCTATTTCTTAAAATTAAGGTTTGTTTTCCCATACAATTATAGCACCAGATCCTCCAGATCCTCCAGATCCACCACCTTGGTTTTGTAAAGCTGGACCACCAGAACCACCAGAACCAAATTCTTGTCCTGTGTATAATTTTTTCCAAGTAGATGAGTTACTACTAAAATTTGAACCAGGTGCACTTCCTGGACTTCCAGGAGATGTGTTAGAGTTCCAAGCTGGACCACCAGATCCTGCGTTTCCACCGTTAGCTGTTCCTACGTTGGTAAATGTTGTAGCTCCTCCAGCGTTACCTGAATTACTTCCTCCAGGGTTACCACCTTGTTGGTTACCACCACTTCCACCACCACCTACTGACCAAGGGTATGAAACTGGGTGTGTAATATCTTTTGAAAAAAATCCGAAACCACCAGATCCTCCAGATCCTCCAGATCTCTGTTGGGTTCCGCCACCGCCACCGCCACCGCCACCGGTTAGAAGTGCTGCTACGGCCGTTGCTCCAGTACGTGAAGAATAGTTTCCTCCACCATTTGAAGCATTAATAAGAACAAAACCATTACCACCACCGCCACCTCCAGCTGAAGCCGCAGTAAGTCTTCCTTGTGCATCTACAGTAATTTCTGCAGATTCGTAAGTTCCTGGTGTTACAGAAGTATTTGCTAATTTATCTGCAGTGACCGCATCATCAGCAATCATGTCTGTAGCGATCTGAACTTCTGATATTGTTCCAGCAGTTGCAGCCCCTAAGACTCTATTATTTGTTGATGTGTCTTGCATCTTAGCATACGTCACAGCGTCATCTGCTATTTGACTAGTTGCAATCGTACCTGAAATATTTGCAGCAGCAACAGTTCCACCTAAAGTGTCTAATGAAATTTCATTTAAATTTGTTCCATCAGAATATGCTGCGTAAATTTTTGCTTGGTCTAAAGTAAATCCAGTTCCTGATGCAGTTTTAATTGTAAGGTTTGTAGGATTTGTTAAACCTGTTGCATCAAATATATAAAATTTTTCTATTGAATCTGGTATTGTACAAACTGTGCTAGCAGCAATGGTTGCTGAAGCAAATTTAATCACCATGTTTCTTGCATTAGATAATGCACCATCTGACATTACAAGAGCAAGAGTGCCACCACTTGATAGTGTGACTTGTTCGAAACCAGCGATAGCTTGTTGGATTACATTTAAGTTTGTATTTGTTTTATCTCCCCATGTCCCAGCGTTTTCGCCAGTGACCATAAGTTCTAATTTTAAATCTGTTGAATAACTAGATGTCATAAATTTTTATCTCCTAAATAATTACAATTTTACCTCATTTAAGCAGCTCTATCAACTACCGACCAAATATTATTTACTCCAGGATTTACCTCTGCCCAAGCAGTTACATTTACACTACCCACAGAAGCTGTCATTTGTATACCCGTAGGTTCAATAACTGAGGTACCTGTTGCCGTAACAGATCCTATTGAACTAGTTAATTGTTGGCCTCCTACACCTATAATTTGTCCAGGTATATCCGCATGTTGACCAAGAGTCATTGTTAATTGTTGTCCCGTAACCGGCTCAATAGTTGTTTGTTCTAATGCTATGGTTCCTAATGTCATTGTAGCTTGGATACCTGTAACATCTACTGGAGTTTTAAGACCACCCACAGCATTTCCTACAGACATCGTAGCTTGAACACCTGTAACCGATACGTCTACATCTGTTACAACTGGGAATGATGCTGAAGATGTTAAAGCATCAAGTTGGTCTTCTGAAGCTAATACAAATACATCTTGGTCAATTTGAATTGAAAAAGATGGATGAGAGAAAGAAGCGGTTAATTGTTGTCCTGTGACAGATGCAGTAACATCTGTAAATGCCGTCTCTTCACCGATTGAAGATGTTAATTGTATACCTGTAACTTGAATTGAAAAATTATCGCCCCAAGCAAAACTTCCCCAAGCATCCCTACCCCAACCTTCTCCAGTTAGAGTTGTGTCATCAATAGTTACTGCTCCTGAAGAAGAAGTTAATTGTGATCCAGATACAGCAAAACCTTGTCCAGTTCTTTGTATTACACTTCCAACACCTATAGATTCTAGGTTACCGGTGACTGAAACTACGACAGAAGTTCCACCAATAGCTGATCCTTGTGTTGATGTTAATTGTTGTCCAACTGCAGTTACTTGATGATCAATTACGTGGGTTTCGTTTCCTATAGTTGATGTTAATGATACTCCTGTTACCGATACATCAATGTGTCCTTGGTCTCCCCAAGCACCATTACCCCAAGATAAACCACCCCAAGAGTTCGAGGTTAAACTTGCAGCTCCTCCCATACCTGAATGGTTTGAACAATAATAATACATTGATGATGGAGGACCAACTTCTGTTACAACAAACTGTGTGTAAGCTCCAGCATAACCTGGAGTTCCAACATAGGTTACACCTGTTGTATATTCAGTTCCAGAGTTGTGTGTGCCATCAGAGGTTATTGAAAATCTTAAAGGATGGTTTGAGTTCGAAGAATCTGATTGATCAAAACGATAGGTAGCTCCGTAAGCTAAAGGAACAGTAGCTTGTAAAGCTCCGTCTATATAATATCGGTTACCCGATCCAGGGTTAGATACTGTAACAGTAAATGTTGTGTATGACACTAGATCGGGCTCCCATAATTATTACGCTAATCTTAATATAGCAGCAGATGTTGTGAAAGCTGGGAACTGAATTG